CACCGCGCCCGGGGCGACGAAGCCGACAACGGCCTTCCAGTACCGGTTCACGTGCGTCATGGTCAGGCTCCCGTTCCGTCGTCGGTGTCGGCTTCGATCCGGTCGAGCTGGCTGTTGATCTCGCCGCCCGAACTCAACGTCGCGATCACCCGGTCGAGCTTGTCGCCGAGGATGCCGAACAGCTTCTCGTAGCGCTGGTAGCGCAGGTCTTCCTCGGTGTCGTGCGCCTTCATTGCGGCCATGAGTTCGTCTGCGGTGGCCATGATCTGCTCCTCTGTGGGTGTGTTGGCCGGAGGCTTGGCGGCCGGCGGCTTGACCGGGGTCTTCAGCAGCGCGGCGAGGTCGCGGCGGAACTTGTCCATCGGGCACTTGCCCGGGTCAGACTTGCGGCGGGTGTGTTCCCGGTGGCCGATCACCGATCCCGCGGTCCAGCCGTAGTGGTCACAGATCGCGGCAGCCCACCGCAGCGTCGACTGGTACTGCTTGCTGGTCATCGGTTGGCCGCCGTCGTACTTGACCTCGATGCCGTAGTACAGGGCGTTCCCGTCGAGCACATCAGGGCCAGGTTCGATCTCGCCGTTGAGGGGAGCGTCGTCCCCACCGACGAGGCTGCGGGTGTTGGCGGCTCCCTTGCCGGCGTGGTTCGCGCGGCCGATCGCCCCGAGGATCACGTCGCCGTCCATCTCGCACGCCGCCTGGCACAGCGGCCCGGGGATCCCGGACTCGGGTCGGCCGGTGACGAACAGGAACCGGTCATAGTTGGCGGAGTTCTGGCCGGTGTCGGAGCCGGTGTGGTGGATGATCAGCCCGACCGGCGCGAACGAGCCAGGTCGTCTGCGGGTGGTCCAGCCGCCGTACTCCTTGAACGGCACGTTCCACTTGCGCATCGCTGCCCGCATCTGGGCAGGCGTCATCGGTGTAGCCATGATTCCCCGATCTACTGTCAGCGGCTCTTCTTGGCCGCGGGGGTGGGGTCAACGGGTGGCGGCACTACCCGGCACGGACCGCGAGCAGTGTCAGTGGTTCCGTCCGTGTACGAGATCAGCCATGTGCCGTCTTCCTGGCAGTCGCTGTCGGCGATCCCGCGACCGGGGACGCCGTCCTTGCCATCGGTCCCGTCCTTGCCGTCTACGCCGTCTTTCCCGTCCGTTCCATCGGCGCCCCTGCACGGCTGGGACTCCTGCGCGCAATACGCCTGGAGGGCCTGCTGAGCGGCAGCGAGAAGTTGTTCATCGGTGACCTTCGGCGCGTCCTTCCCGTCCACCCCGTCACGGCCGTCCTTGCCGTCGTTACCGTCACGCCCCGGTTTCCCGGTGCATCGACCTTCGAGGCAGTAGGAGGCGACCGCTACCGTCACCATCGGCTGGATCTCAGCCTTCGTCGGAGTGCGCCCGTCCTTCGGTCGTGGCACCATCGACGCCGCGACCCGGGCGATCTGACTGATCTCGGCCTGCGTCAACTGCGCCTTCGACCGCGCCAGCTCCGTGACGACGATCGCGCGCACCTGCTCGACACTCACCGACTCCACCTCAGTGGTGACAGGTGGACTCACGGGGGTCGTGGAGGGAACCGGGACGGTGGGTTTCCCGGCGGCGCGGAGCCGGCGGTTCGCCTCCTCCACCCCCGCCTTCGCTTCCTGCGCGATCCGCCCATTCACCGCGACCTGGGCACTGGACTCCGCCAGCATGCGGTCCTGCGCCTCGGACCGCTTGTCGCTCTTGTACGCGACACCCAAGGTGATCGCCAAGATCAACGCCACAGCAAGCCAGACGACACCGTTACGGCGCCGGTCCCGCATCTCCGCCTGCACGGTCTGCTCCGGACCGGTCACGTTGCCTCCTCGTCCCCGACGAAATCGGCCTTGGGGCGGGGCGGGACCGGAAGTCCACGCCGCTCGAGCTCGTACTCGCACTTGCCTGCGAACGAACGCCAGTAGTCACGTTCCTTCTCGGCCTGAACTCGTTCCTTGTCGGCCTGCCGGCGAGCGTCGTACTGCTCCTCGCGCCATCTCTTCAGGTCAGCGATGGCGCCACGCTCCTTCTTGTGGGCGCCGTCCTTGATCGCGGTCACGCCCTTGTATCCCGCGAGGATCACAGCCGCGAGACCCGTCGGGAACAGGGTGTTCAGCCAGTCATTCACCGTTCACCGCCTTACTGCCAGCGGCGGTATTCCAGATGTCGATGAACCTCGCGAGAACCCAGACGGAGAACGAGGCGCACAGGAACCCGAACACGATCCGCAGCGGGTTGTCGTTCCTGAATCCGTCGATGAGAAGGACCCCGGCGAGCATGATGAGAACGAAGAAGATCGCCGGGATCCCGACGAACTCTCCGAGCCACCAGTCGGTGAGGACCCCGAGGATGCACAGAGACCCGCCGGCGAACAGCATGGTGGCCCATCCGTAGACCATCACGCCGACGGCGTCGGTGAGCACGGCCGAGGACACCGAGAACAGCACCGAGCCCGCGACGGTGAGGAGTGCGTATTTCGTGATCCGTGCTCCTCTTCGATACCGCGGCGGTATGAGTCTCACTGTCTGTCCCCGTCCCCAGGTTGGTCGGGTGTCGGCAGGCGTCTCACGCCGTACACCACTACGAGTGCGTTGATGGCCCCTTCGAGGACGGCGATCCGCTCATGGTCGGCGGCCTTCTCCCTTTCGAGGGTCTCGACCCGGGTGATCAGTTCATCGAGCGCACCAGGCGGCAGGCAGCATCGCCGCTTACCGCCCACCTACGCCTGCGCGGTGTGCGTCATGGCGGTCAGATCCTGGAGTAGCTGGTGATCAGGATCTGGCCGGCGGGAACCGTGACGCCGAGCCTCGTGGCGATCGCGTTCACCTCGGTCCGGACCTTCGACGCCAGCGTGCCGGCGGTGTCGCCTGTGTCGACACGGATGAACAACTGCTCTTGCCGGATCCCGGGCCAGTACGTTCCGTCGGTTTCGGCGGGGTCGCCCATCGACACAGCGGGGTCGATGATCCGGACCATGCCACTGCACCAGTACGACGTACCTGGAAGGTCAGGGACGTACTTGCTGCCGAGGAGGCGCTGTTCGTCGGCGTGGTTCATGGGCGCTCCCATGCTGACGTAGGCCTGAGCCATGACTTTTCCCCTCATTCGAAAACGAAGACGGTGATCGTGGTGGATCCGGCGTTGACACGGTGCACACCGGCGGCGCCGCTGACCCCGCGCAGCTTCAACGTGTGCGACCCGGCGGTGGCGAGGGTGCCGCTCCAGGTCTGAGAACTGTTCGTTCGGGCAGGGGTCGCGTTGTCGCCGGTGAAGTTCGCGGCCGGGGTCTGTGTCGTGCCGTCCACGGAGAGCTTGCCCGAGGCGATGTGGCCGCTGGCGCCGATCGCGGAGAAGTAGAACGACCCCATGCACAGGTAGCGGGCGTTCGGGCGGAGCGTGGTGAACGTGACCGTGGCACCGGTGATATCGGCCTCGGTGGTGGTGAGGTCGACGGAGTTCGTCGACGGAGCAGTCAGCACCTGGGTGAGTAGACGTGCCGCGTTGGGACCCCGGAAGATGTCTCCGTCCCCTTCGAGCAGCAGGTGCGGATTACCCAACCCATCGGCCGCGCTCGAGGCGAACTTGCCCGGTGTCGCCGACGGGAAGTCGTTCGCTGCCGGCGGGTTCGTTCCCGCGAAGGTGATGTCGTCCCCGACACTGACGGTGTTCACCCCGTCGGCGGGCAGGGTCTGGCGCCACAAGTTGGTTCGTGTCGTGTCCACTTGGCCGAGGTAGAACGCGACCGCGTTCGGGTCATCCACCCCTCCACCGGGGGGAATCGCGGGCGAGGTGAACGCGACCCCGGCGCGTTTGCGCATCGAGAACGACACAACCGGGGACATGTTCGTCTCGTGCGTTCCCCCGGTGGGGTTGGTGTCGCGCCACGTCAACGCCGCGTAGTAGGTCTTCGGGTCGGCCCCGTACCACTTGTTCGTGGTGTGCTTGTACACCAGCGCTTGAGCGCCGTCGAGGGAGCTCTTCGCCTTGGTCGACCAGAACCGGGTCCCGTCCCAGGTGATGCCGCTCATCTGCCCCGTGGCGGGGACACCGAACGCTTCGCTGCCGTCGTAGACGCCGGTGGAGTTGAAGACGTAGGCGTGGGGGCCGTTGCGGGTGAGGATGACGTACCGCATCGAACCGAAGTCGAAGTTGCCGCCCTGCACCCCTACGACGGGGCCGGTGAAGCCAGCGCTCGCGGTGGTGTTGATCGTGGAAGTAACGGCCAGCGTGAAGGTGTTGCGGACCTGGATCCGGTACCGGTTGTTCGCGTCGTCGAACTCGGCGATCAGCACGTTCGTTCCGTCGGTGCCGATCGCGGCCGGAGCCAGCCCTGCCGAGGCGCTGCCACCGGATCCCCACGTCCCGTTGATCGGGGTGTAGGCCTCGGTGATCATGGTCGCGCCGAGGCCGGAGATGCGGGTGATCCACCACTGGGAACCGATGAAGCCGAGGGTGTACCAGTGCGTGCCGATCCTCGTCAGTCCACCCCACGGGCGAGCAGTGGAATCCACGATGAGGTCAGCGTCCGCGCTGCGCTGGATCAGGACCGGGGCGGAGTCGCCGATCGTGGCGAAGTCGGTCCCGGTCCAGCAGAGGCCATAGTTGCCGGCGAACAGCGCCGGGTTGATCGTGCCCGGGTAGGCGATCTGCGCTGTCGGTGGGGCGACAGCGGCAGTGGTGCCCTGCTGCAACGTCCACGTCGCTCCACGGGCAACCTCGGCGGTGGAGCGCACCGACATGGCCCCGGTGACGGTGAGGCCATCGGCTTCTACGAGACCCTTGAAGCTGTTCGTCTCTCCCAGGACCGCGGTGGGGGAACCGGACGAGTCGTACCGGGTGAGCTCGGTGTTCATGTCCAAACCCGCACCCGTTCCACCGGCACGAGTGGTGATGGTGGAGCCGAGGAGCATGTCGACGTTCAGCCGGCCGCCGACCATCTGGTCGAACACGACCTGACCCAAGTAGGCGTACGCGGCGGAGATGTCCTCGTTCGTGGCCTGCCGCAACTGCGCCGACACTTCAGCCGAGGGTGCGGCCTCGCCGTCGTCGTCGTACTCGACCAGCCGCGCGTAGTAGGTGGCGGTGTAGTCCAGCGGCGACGGGACATAGGTGAACGACGACCCGGCCGATCCAGCCATGACCAGGTTCCCCGGACCCACCGTGAAGCCCGGGGTGGTGGAAACGTGCAGGTTGAACTTCACCGGGTCGGCGTTCGCCACGGGGGTCCAGCGGTAGTGGATCGCTCCGATGTTTCCGGTCGCCGTGAGCGCGGGGGTGGAAGCGGGAGGGAGCCCGTCCGTGCCCGGCGGCGGCAGTGTTGAGGGGTCGATGTACGACCCGTCCACCACAGGGTCTTTGCCGATGACGTCGAGGACGGTGTAGTCGCCGTCCTCCAACTTCAACTGGACCGATTCCTCCTGGCCCTCGACGCGGATCCCTTCGGCCATGCGGTCCACCAGCGTGTGCGGAACCCTCGCCCGGATCGGGTCCTCGACACCGGTCATCTCCACCAGCGCCGTCGTCTCCACTGTCACCGGCGACAACCCCACCCGGTCACTCACTGCCGCCGCGCCCGTCAAACCGGACGCGAGAGTGATGGTGTTCGTGGTGTAGTCCGCCGACGAGTAGGGGTAGGTGACGCCGTTGAGGGTGAGTTCACCGCCGGCCTCGTTAAAGTCCAGGATCGACTCCACCACCAGCGACGTGGCACCCGACGACGCAGCAGCAGACACGAACGACCCCAGGTGCATCGCCTGCACGGAACGAACGAGACCGTGTTCGATCATCATCGCCTCACGAACCTCGCCTTCATGGACACGCGCCGCAGATACCCGGTGCTCATGGCTTCCCCGGCAGTCAACGGGATGGAGTACCTGGACAGGCGGAAACTGGTGGCGAACTCGTCGGTCTCCAACTGGACGAAGTCGCCCGGGTCCAGGTGGGGGATGGGGATCGAGTCGAACGCCACCTCCACCGTCTGGGTGAGGAACTCGTTCAGCTTCGTCTCGGCGAGCCGCATCGCCTCCGAGACGGTGGTGATGGACGAGTTCTCGATCGTCTCCACCAGGTACCGTGGGGATCCGCTGCGCGCCAGCCGCGTGGGGGACAGCGGGTGCCTGTCGCGGGCGATCGCCAGGTACTCGACCGCGGTTTTCGCGCCGGCCGGGACAGCGCCCCGCACCCAGACGGTGTTCTTCAGTTCGTCGCTGGTGAACGTGATCTGCGGGTCAGACACCACCGAGCCGCCGTCGCCTTGGCGGAAGGTGAACAGCGTCGGCCCCCAGGAGCGGCGCATCCTGCACGTCCCGCGCCCGTCGTAGAACAGCTGCCGGTCCATCGACTGCGCCAGGCCGCGAGCCACACCCCACGGGGTGTTGCCGCGGCCGATCGAGTAGTCCTTCGGCAGCAGCGAGGCGAGATGCGGCAGGTCGAACTTCCGCTCACCGGTCTGGGTGTTCAACACCTGCCGAATGACGTCGACCTTGTTCCAGCCCTTCCGGTATGTCTGGGGCCGCATCACCATCCCCATCGCCAAGAGCTCCTTGCCCTGGGCCTCGAGGGTGATGACGTCGTTGTTCCGGTTCAGCTTCATCACCGGACCCGTGAACACCGGGATCGTGTACTGCGTCCCGCCAGGTTTCCGCACCGAGTAGTTCACCTGGATCATGCGGTCCAGGTACAGCGACCCGTCCGACGGGGAATCGGTGTCGAAGTCCATGGTGCGGTTGGGGTCGAGCAGGGTCAGGGTGCAGTTGCGGGTGATCGTGGCTGAGTCGTCCACGTTCACCTGGCCGTCGAGGACCCGCCACGACAGATCAGCCAGACGGGTCCCGTCCAGCTTCAGCACCTGCGCGGTGATGTAGAGGGAGTGATCGCTGACCAGGGTCGAGTTCAGGTCCATTTGCTGGGCGACACTGAGACCGAGCGGGATCATAGGATCGCCGTGAACGGAAGCTCGTCGAACTGGTAGAAGTCGAACGACACGTCCATCACCGGCTCCTGCCCCGGCGCGGGAGCGGCGACCACGTTCCTGATCAGGACAGGGATCGTCATCGAGTCCTCGATCGTCAACCACCGCACCCGGCCAGCGCCGCCCTTCAACGTCATCAGGGCCGCGAACTTCTCCTGCAACGTCCCGGTGTCGGTGGAGAGGATCTGGCCGTTGATCGTGCCTTCGTAGCCGCGCAGCGCCTGCGTGACGAGGGCGGTTTTCTGCGCCCCGATCGGGGTGTAGGTGGCGGACTGCTCACCCATGCCCCACGTGCCCTGCTCCTGCCCGACGATCTGGACCTGGATCGTTCCGCCGTCGGTGAGCCAGATGCCTTGGGTGTCGAGCGTCTTCGTGACCGTCGGGTTCGCGCTGGAGGTCTTCCCGTTCACGATCGAATCCACGCGCCATGTGACCGGCCGGCCAGGGTCCGGGGTTGGGTCGACGTAGGCGTAGGTGATGCCACCGGTGGACAGCGGGCCAGGCAGCAGGTTCGCTGCGATGATCTGCCCGTCACGGCGGATCGCGAACGAGTCCGGCGCCGTGGCACGCGACCACGTCAATGTCACCCCAGGGGCGGGAGCGAGGTCGGTGGCGGCCAGGGTGGTGACGGGGTCGATGGTGGCGTCGTAGTCGTAGGTGAAGTTCCGGTTTACGTGCACCCACGTGAACTCGCCCGGGGTTGCCTCGCGGTCGATGTTGTCCCACACCCGCAGGTTCAAGGTGTACGTCGAGTCGTCCTTCAGGATCCCAGCCGGCAACGTGTGCGCCGTGGCTGTACCCGACACCTTCCCGGTGTTGTACACCGAGGTCGCCGAGCCGGGGGTGGTGATGAAGATCTGCCACGCCGTCTGGGTACCGGTGAACGACCACAGGATCGGCGGGGTCGGTTCGGTGATCAGCCCGCTCACCGGGGGGTTGGTGACCGTGAGCGTGCCTTTGGCGCGGCGCTGGAACTGGGCAGCGTCCGACCAGTCCGACCACAGCCCCGCACCATCCTGGGTCCGGACCCGCCACCACACCGACGCTGCATCCGCCAGCCCCGCATACGCCGTGGTGGCGAGATCCAGTTGGGGCACAGACGCCGCCACCACACCTGAGTCGAACGACGGCGCGGTCCACACGTTCGTGGAGTTGATCTGCACCTGGACGGCTTGGAGTTGCGTTGACCCCGACACGTCGGTGAAGTCGAACCGCAGCACCGGCTTAGCCATCGACACCGCACGGTTCCCCGACGGGGCCAGCGTCGTCGGAGCCACCGGGTTATCCGCCCACGTGATCTCCAGCACCGGCTTATAGGTGGGGTGCTGGGTCGACCCCAGGTACAGGAAGTCGTCGATGTCGTTGACGATGTGGAACCCGCCATACACCGCACCGTCGGAGACGAGCTGCATCATCGCGGTCACGTCGAACACCAACTCGCGCCCCACCGGCGAGGTGCCGGACATGACGACCGGTACCTGACCCGTGGTGGTCGAGGTGGGCTTGTTGTTCCAGTTCGTCTTCGACAACTGCCAACTGGCCGAGGTGATGCGGCGCACCGTCACTGTGTGCGTAGCGGTCTCCGGCGACACCAGGTACAGCTTCAGCTTCGCCTCGAGGATCGTCACCCCGTAGTGGTAGGTGGCGGGCGGGAGAGCGAAGTAGATGAACGACTGGAACTGTGACGCGCCCGCCTTGCACACCAGGTTCACAGAGCCCGCGAAGTTCAGGGACGGCTGCGACTGGGCGACGTACGTGTCGTTGCCGTTGCGGAGGACCGTCATCGCATCCTCCTCACGCCGGCGGTGAACTCACCGGACTCGTTGACGACATCGGACGCGATGAGACGGATATGGCCAGTGAGTGCGACCCTGCCGCCGGCATCGAGGACGACCTTCATTCCGTCGAGGTCACCCCTTCGCAGAACGTCATGGCCTACCGGTTCAGGCTTCCCGGTGCCGTTGTGAACGAACGAGTAGCCGGTGGGCAGCAGGCCGCCCTCATCGAACGACAGCGCCGATCGAGGCAGCACCGCCTTACCCTTGTAGGCCTTGCCGCGGGGATCGAGGAGATCGAAGGGTGGGTCACCGACGATGCCGCCGTTCGCGTATCCGATCAGGTGACCATGCCGGTTGAACAGCGGGTCGTGCGCGCCCCGAGCGGCCGGGCCGACAACGACGCCCCGCCCGCCACGAGACTCGACATTCGTCCCGTTCAAGGTGCCGGCGACGTGGCCTGGATTGCCGGTGTACCAGCCGATCTCGAACGCGCCAGGGCCAGGAGCGAACATGCCCGCCGGGAGGGAGCCGGTAGCGAACAACCGCTGGAACGGGTTGCTGCCGCGGATGACGTTGACGATCGCCGACAGGAACCCAGAGCAGTCATACCCCAACGGACCGACGCCGCCCCACAGGTACGGCTTTCCTACCTGGGAGCGAGCCCAGTTCAATGCACCAGCGAGTCCCGGGTTGATCGGGCCACCCGCACCGCCGAAGCCAATGAGGTCCTTCGCCTTGGCGCTGACCGTGTCGACCAGCTTGCGGGGCGCCGACTTCACCACTTCGGCATACGGCGAAGAGCCGAGTTCCGACATGCGATTCAACGGGCCGGCGAGGCGCTCCTTGAACCACTTCACCGGGTCACTGAGGAACTTGAGCGCGTCTTCGCTGAAACTCCTGCCGGCGTTGAATGCGCCCGTAATGCCGTCCTTGAGCTTCCCGAACAAGCCACCGGTGGCGAAGCCCTGGCCGGAGTTGATGGCTTTCAGTAGCGGGAGGTTCCGGGCGGTATCCCGAGCGTTGACGATGAACTCACCGGTCGCCAGGCCGATCCCCTGCCCACCGGGGCCGTGGGCGAGGATGTTGTCCACAGGTGACGGCGGTCCAGGGATGCGACCAGTGAACCGGCCGCCGGACGCGAACCCTTGCGGGAGGCTGATGGTCGGGATCGTCGGCGCACTGAACTTGCCCGCGACCCAGTTGAACGCACCGATCAGGCCATCATTCAGGACGGTGTTAACGATGAACCGAATCGGCTTCTTCGCCAGCTCTTGCAAACCGTCCCAGACCTTGCCGATGCCAGCTACAGCCTGGGAGAAGACCCACTGGACCCCACCCTTGGCGGAACCCAGGATCGTCGACAGTGCCGTTCTGGCGGTGGTGATAGGTCCGGTGAGTTTCGCGGTCAGACCGCTCCACGCCTTCGCGAAAGCGCCGACGGCCCAGTTCTTCACTGCCGTGAAGGCGGTCTTGATCAAGCCCCACTGAGTATCCAGGCCCTTCTTTGCCTCGCCCACAGGACCAGCGAGGACGCCCTTGATCGCGGCCCAAGCCTTCGAGAAGACGCCCGTCACCCAGTTCTTGGCGGCGGTGAACGCGCTCCCGATCGCCTTCAGGTGCGCCTTGATGAGCCCGACAGCGATGTACACCGGCAGGGCAATGATCGGATAGATGCGCGCCCACACGGCCCTGAGGAAGCTGACGATAGCGTTCAAGGGCGCCGAGACGACACCGACGATCGTCGACCATACTGACCGGATCCCGTTGACTGCCCATGTCACACCGGCGACGACGGCTCGGAAGCCGGTGACAAGGGAGTCGATAACCCCGAGTACAACGCCCTTCATGGCATTGAAGACGCCGTTGACGATGCCGCGGAACTTCTCGCTGTTCTTGTAGGCGTACACCAGCCCGGCCGCCAGGCCGATCAACGCCAAGGCGATGACGCCGATCGGGTTGGCCGCGAGGACGATATTGAGCACGGCTTGGATCGCCGCCCACGCCTTGGTTGCGACAGTGACAACCGCCAAGATGCCTTGATAGGCCTTGAATGCGACCACCATCGACCCAATCCCCACCGCGAGAGTGGTAATCAGGGTGCGGTGATCGCTCATGAACCCGAAGACCGACTGAGCGGCGGGGAGCAGGGTGCCCGTGAAGACGCCCGCAAGGCTGATGGCGGCGTCTCGTAGGCCCAGCAGCAACGAGACCGTGGTGGAGTCCTCAGTGACGTTGAAGATCTGCCGGAACCCTGCAGTGAAGTCACCCTTGATCAGCAGCGCCGCGAGCGCCTTCACTCCGGGCACGATGTTGTTCACGCCGGTCGATAGCTTCGCCAGACCCGCCTGAATGGTGGGCGCCAGGAACAGGCCGAGCTGCAACTTCGCGGTCTCTACCGACCCCTTGAACGCCTCCCACGCGCCGGCGGTGCCGGACATGCGGGCAGTCGCAACCTCAGTAGCCGCGCCCTGGTCCTTCGTGGCGGCAATGTATCGGCCGATCCCGGCGGCGCCTTCCTTCATCAGCACCGACGCCGCACGGGTGGCGTCCGACCCGAAGATCGTGGACAGTGCCGTGGTCTGCTGCTCGGCCGACAGCTTGCTCAGCTTCTGCCTTAGCTGCTCGGCAACGCTGGTGATCGGGAGGAACTCACCCTGGGCGTCGGTGAACTTGAGGCCCAGTTCCCGCATCGCGGCCTTGGCCTGGTTCGTGGACGGCACAAGGCGGGTCAGCATCGTCTTGAGGGACGTGCCGGCGTCGGAGCCCTTGATGCCCGCAGCGTCGAACGACGACAGGACACCGACGGTGTCCTGCAGGCTCAATCCCGCGATCGTCGCACCGGGGCCGACTTGACCGAGTGCCTGACCCAGCGACTCGACACTGGCCGACGAGGCGTTCGCTCCACCCGCGAGGGCGGCAGCGACCGATGCCATGTCGGAGCCCTTGAGGCTGAAGGTATTCAGGGCGTTCGAGGCGATCGTGGATGCTTCGGCCAGACCGAGGCCGCCGGCTGCCGCCAGGGTGAGGGTGCCCTCAAGGCCGCCAGCGCGGATCGTCGCCGCCGACAAGCCGCCCTTCGCGAGCTCGAGCATTGCTTCGCCCGCTTCGCCAGCGGAGAAGGTAGTGTCCGCACCCATCTTGATGGCGAGGTCAGACAGGGCCTTCATGTCCGCGGCGGGCACCTTGGCGACCGAGGCCATCGTCGACATCGTCTGGGAGAACGTCATCTCCAGACTGATGGAGTCCTTGACGAGACTCCCCACACCGACAGTGGCGAAGGTTGCCGCCAGCAGTGCAGCGGACTTGGAGACAATCCCACCGAACGCACCGTTGAAGCCGACGCCGAAGCGGGCTGCGAGAGCGCCGCCTTCACGCTTGCCATCGATCTTGTTCAGTTGCTCAGCCGCACCCTGGGAAGGGCGGAACGCGGACTTGAACGCCTGCGTGAAGCGGTTCCCCGCACCACCACCGGCCTTCGTCGCCTGGCTCGCCGCGTTCGTCTGGGCCCGCGCAACATCCTCGGCGGCAGCCTTCGCGCGACCCTGCGCGGCAGTGAGGTTCTTCGTGACCGACTCGGCCGCGGATGTCGCGGAGTTCGCCTTCCGCTGGGCCGCAGCGACAGCTTCTTCGGCAGCGGCCAACTGTGAGGCCTTCGGCTTGGCCTGCGACTGCACCTCGGTCAGCTTGGTCTGCGCCACACGTAGACGCCCAAGCGCGTTTGCCTGGGCGTCTGTCGCGGTAGCCATCTGCTTCGACAGCTTGTTGATGTCCGACTTCGCCGCAGCGAGGGCCTGCTTCGCGAGGGCCTCGCCCGCATCCTTACCAGCTGCGCCGAACGCCTTCGCGACACCGCCGAGGTTCTTGGACGCGCCGACACCGAACGCTTTCGCGCCAGCCTGCCCGGCGGACGTCATCCCCTTCGAGACGAGCCCACCGAGCTTGCTCAGATCGGGAAGGATGCTGAGGTAGCCAACACCGAGTTCGGTAGCCATTGGCGCCCCACCTCCCGATCAGTCTTCAGTTGGTTGCGCCAGTTGTCGTTCCCACCCAAGCCAGTCGGCCATCTCGTCAATCGAGACGGCTTCCTTGCCGTACTGCTTCGGCTGCTCAACGCCTGGCCGCGGTATCGGCTTCGGTGGGTTCTTGCCCTTCGAGCCGTCCTTCGTTTGTTGCCAGATGAGGACGTTGAGCGCGTCTACGGCGGCTGCGAACAGCTGCTCGGGGTAGCCCCACGGATGGTTCTCGCCCTCGACTTCGCGGACCAGAGCCGACTCGCGGGGGAGGTTCCTCACGATCACCCACAGGTCATGCCAGGTGAAGTGAGGGCCGATCTCCCGGAGCCTCAGACCCCGTTCGATCAGGTCGAACTCAATGGCCTCCTGGTGCTCGTCGAGAAGCGCTAGGAGGCCTTCGATTCCCCCGTGTCGATCCCGGAGTGCTCCTGCCACTGCTCGACGAACTCCTGCTCCTCGTCGAGACGCATGAGGTCGAGCGTGGCGAGAGTGTCCTCGTCGGCGTTCTGCTCGAGCAGCAGGTAGATCTGCTCGTCGATCGACAGGTGGCGATGAGTCCGCTTGAACCCGAACGTCAACAGCGAGTTCAGCGAAGGGATCGTCACAGTGTGCTCGCGGAAGGTGAAGGTGAAGTCGCCGTCCTGCGGCTTGCGCTTGTGGTCCTGCGGCTTGCGGGGGGTAGACATGGATGCGCGGCCCTCTCTATTGGCAGGCCCTGGACATGAAGAACCGGCCCCGCGGCGGGCCTGCGCAGGTTTACCGCGGGGCCGGGGATCTCGGGTAGAGCGTTACGCGGAGAAGACGCCGTCGTCGATGTACTTGTACGCGTTGTTGCCGGCGGCATCCTGGAACGCCTCGATGGTCACCGAGTAGCCGATGACCTCGCCGTCGTTGTAGGTGACCTCGCCGACCTCGGACACCTGGCCATCCGGGACCACGATGCGAATACGGGCGTCGCCGTCCTTGACCTCGAAGATGAAGGCCTTGTGCGGCAGGGTGTCGCCGTTGACGGCGACGGTGCGCAGCGTGCCAGTCGTGGGGGTGGCTGCGGTGACGGCAACATTGTCGTCGCCGTACACGGTCTCCAGGACGGTGGTGTTCGCGGTCTCCAGGAACGTGAACTGGTAGGTCGCGGAGAACTCGGTCTGGAGTACCTTGACGATGTCCCCGCCCCAGGCCTTGACCTTCTCCGTGGAGCGGTCCATGCCTTCGACGACGCCGTCTTCGCCGATGTAGCCGGCGGCGACGAACCCGACAGCGGGGGCCGTGGATGCGTTGGTGGGGAGGGTTGTGCCGAGGTCACCGATCAGAACTCCGCCAGTGGTGAGCGGCTTTCCGGCCAGGACTGCGGCGACGGAGTTGGCCATCTTGTTGCCTTCCATGTGAGTGCGCAGGCCCTCATGGATTCACTGCTGCCTCCCGTCGCCGGAAGGAGATCTTCTACTTGGCGTAGGCGTCCCGGATCTGGTCGCGGGTCATCTCGCCGAGGTCTTCGGCGGTGGCGCCCCTGCTGCGGGCGTACTCGGCCCACGCCTCGTAGGAGGCGTTCTTGGCAGGCGCTTCCACCTCAGCAGCGGGCGCCTCCTCCAGGGATGCGACAACAGCCTCCTTGGGGGAAAGCTTCACCCAGCCCTGCTCAACCCACGGACCGGCATCGTCAACGGACTGGGTGACGTTCGGAAACGCGGGGTGCTGCACGGTGTCCATGGGGATCTCCTCAGATCGCAGCGCCGCGGCAGGCGACCGAAGCGGTGTACTGGTATCGGGGCGTGGTTGACTCAGGGTCGGGGAAGTTCGCCGGTCCCCCAACTTCGGTGACCTTGCGGACGTAGGCATTGCCGACGGTCTGGCCAGCGGCGGCCTTCAGGTGTGCCCGGACGAGTTCGCAGATGCGGGATGCGGTCACCTCGCTGAGGGCCCAGCATTCGAAGGTGAGTTGTGCGTCGTCGGCGGAGATGTCGCGCTGAACGCCGCCGGTTCGGGTGACCTTCACGAACCCGTCCGGTCGTTGAGCGGGGACTCTCGTGGAGATCTTCACGCCGGCGCCGAGCTTCCCGGTCAGCCAAGTGATAGCGACTGCCTCTGCGTCCGGGAACGCGATGACTTCGTTAGACATTGAGCAGCATCAGTTCTGTGGTGCGCAGTTCGTGTTGCAGGGCCACAGCGAGCAGGGCAGTAACGCGCTCCTCGGAGAACCCTTCGGCTTCGAGTTCAGCGGCGAAGACGCCCATGATGTGCGCCGTGGTTGGCGGCGGAGGCTTGTCAGTCACTTGCCGTCCCTCCCGGCGTCCATGGCCCGCAGGAGCGTGTTGTGCTTGGCGTTGCTGTACCTGGCGTGCCGGGTTACAGCGATCACTGCGGCGCGGGATCGACTCTTGCCCTTGCCGCTCACAGCGACATAGGCGTCCTCGCCTAGGTGACCAGAGGGATCGCAGGCTTCGCGGATCGCATCGGCACGCTTGAACAACTCGAGTTCGACATCGTCGGAGTTGGCGATCTCGCGGAGTGCTGTGCGGTTGATTCTCAACTGCTTCGCCATCACCGGCCACCTTCCACGCGCTTCAGGTGGACGACCTTCTGCCCCACGTTGCGGGCCAGTGGGCCGTTAGACCAGTCGTCCGGGTCGCCTTGCACGGTGAACAGGCGGCCCTCCACCAGCACCTTGTCCAGCGCGTCGACAGCCCAGGTCTTGGGGGCGTAGACGTCGAGGCCTTCGAGGACCTGCGTGCCGCCCGGTTCGGCTTGGGCCAGGGACACCCGCGGGCCCCAGCCGTATACCTTGACGTCGACCGGGTCAGCCCATGCGTCCACAGGGTTTCCGTGGGTGTCCTCAGTTCCGGACTGGTAGACCAGGTGCCCGACGGTCTTGTCGGCGATCATGGCCGCGGGGGGAGCTTGTAGCGGTCAAGGATGGCGAGTTCGTCGGGCAGGAACCCGCCACTCGTGCCGTACTCGTCCATGTACGGGCCGGCCTGCTCACGCTTCTTTCCCTGCGGGTTCGCCTGGCCTCGGGTCACGAGACCCAAGATGATGCCGGCGAAGTCCAGCGCCTCGGGGTAGCCGTGGGTCAACTCGACTTCGAGCGTCTTGGTGGGCCAGCCACAGTACGCGGAGAAGTACGGGCCGTTGCGCAGCAGCGTCAGTGACCCGACCTCGGACCACTCGTAGTCGTCCGCAGTGAGCAGGTCACCGTCATACATGACGGACACGATCGCGGTGACATGGAGGGATGGCAGCATCTGCACTGCCGTCCCTGACCCTGACAGCCTGACAGTTTCCGTGACCGAGGGGGTGACATGCCACCCGCAGTAGCGGCGCACCATGGCGGTAGCCGCGTCGATGAGGGACTGCTCGTCACCCCCCTGGTAATCAGCCAGGTCATCGGGGGTGACGATCGGGCTACTTGTCACCGGCCTTGTTGCTGGCGGACCGGGACTTGTTCGACGCGCCGGCCTGCTTCAGCAGATCGCCGGTGCCGTCGGGCTCCGGCTGGTCGCCGTACAGGTCCTGGTAGCGCTTCGCGTCGTCCTCGTCGAGCTGCACAGTGCGCTCGATCCCGTCGATCGTGAAGGTGTACTCCTTCAGTTCAGCCATGACAGGTTCCTTCCTTACGCGACAGTCAGGGTGAGCTTGACGAACGCGGAGGGAACACGCACCGCGAGGGCCACGCGCTCTTCGGCGCGGGTCGTGATCAGGTTGCTGGTGAAGTCAGACGCGTGCGAGTTCGTCGACTCGACCCGGACGCCGCCCTTGCGGTACAGGGTCGCGGCCGAGGCGTACGCGCCGACGAGGACCGTGCCCGCCGCGATGGCCGGGGTGACGACCGTGCGCAGACCCCACAGCGGCGGCTGCGACACGAGGGTGCCGACGCCGTACTCGTTCTGGAAGAACCCACCGCCGTAGTACTGGCTGTTCGCATCCTTCATCAGGCGGAACCGCTGGTAGTCGGTCGGGTGGATGACGATGCCGTCGGCGTCGAGCCCGGATCCGGTGGAGACCAGGGTCATCGACTCGAAGACGCGGTCGGCGTGAACAGCGGTCGTCGCGCCGGCGAGGGTCTGGATCCCGGACCGGTTCAGCAGACCGAGCACGTTCGAGCCTGTGCCGTTTCCGTTCAGGAGCTGCTGCTCCTCGAACTTGGCGAGCTCGTACAGCAGCCGGTTGTTGATCTCCGAGACGTAGAAGTCGAGGTCCTCGACCATCTCGTCGGTGAACTTGATGAAGCCAGCGATCTTCTTCAGTGAGTCGGTGACCGCAGTCGGGTCGACAACATGCATCTGCGGCTTCGCGCCGGCCTCAGCGACGGTCGTGAACGCACCCTCCAGGGCACCCTCCACGAAGTAGCTGATCGCGTTGCCAGAGATCGTGCCCGAACCGAGCAGATCCGCGACGACGAGGCGGGTCCGATTGCCGCGGACGATGGTGCGGTCGTACTCGGTGAGGACCGGGGTCCACGCTGCACCGGTGGTGACCTGGTTGTCGGCGGCTGCCTTGAACTCCGGCGCGGCCAAGGTCAGTCCGGACTGGGCCTTCAGCTCAGCGAGCCGGGGACCGACAGCCTTGATGAAGTGGTCACCGAGGGTCTTCGCCATCGCAACCTTCGCCGGGTCGTCCTCCGGTCGACCCTTGGCCTGCGCCTCGGGGGTCAGGGTGGACAGCTTCTTGAAGCGCGCCTCGTCCTGCTCGGCGGCCTCGATCTGCACATCCAGTGCCTCGACAGCCTTGAGCAGCTCGTCGACCTGGGTCTTCTCTTCCGGGGTCATGGCCCGCACAGCGGCCTTCGCGCCGTCCACGATCGCCGACGCTTCGGCGAGCTTGGCGGTCCGCGTCTCCTTGAGGTTCATGTTAGCCTTTCAGGCTCAGGATTCGGATGGTTGCCGCCAGGTCGTCGACGGACACGTCCGGACGCGGCTCCTCGGTCTTGGCCCCGGAGGGCTCCTCGACCTTGGCCTGATCCTCGGTGCTGGCCTTCGGTTCCTGGTCGCCCTCGGCTGCCTTGATGACGGCGCCGATGGCATCCTGCGCAGCGCGCAGGGAGTCGATGTGGTCGGCCGCTACCGTGCGGCCCTTCATGGCGGAGGTCAACGCGTCCGCGGTGGCCTTTACGGCGACGACGGAGGTGTCCTGGTTCGCGCCGATCGGGACGAAGCTGAACTCGTACACCTTCAGCTTCCGAAGCTCGTTCGCCTTCGTTCCGTCCTCGAGTTCGACCGGGGCCTCGTCGAGGGTGTCGTAGGCGAACGACAACTGGTTCAGCCGGCGGCCCTTCACCAAGCGGTACACCTGGGGACCCTTCGGGGATTCCAGGTCGAACTGACCCCTTACCCACCAGCCATGCTCGTCCTCGCCGTACTCGGTGGCGCCGGCAACGAAGTAGTCCGGGTCGTCCATGCGGTGCCCGTACAGGCCGGGGATGACATTCCCCGACTCCTTCCATGCCTCGAGGTCGTCGAGGAACGCGCCAGGGGCGACGATGTCACCGTAGGAGTCGGGGGTCTTGGTGAAGGTCGAGGGGTAGACGATGAACTCGCCTTCCTTCAGCCCGTCTTCGGGGCCGGCCTTGACCTTTCCGAGCTGCTGGTTCTTGATCTTCACAGCCCCTCCAAGGGGTTGGCTAGACGGGCCTCGAACACGGCGTTCACGTCGCCTCCGGTGCGGAGTGCGTTGTCGATCAGGTCCCGGGTGGTGGCGTTGAATGCGCGCCCGAACCGGGTCGCGAGTTCGCGGTCCTTCGACAGGCGGTAGAGATCGTCAGCGAGCTCGGTGTCCCAGCGTTCCTGGTCCCACCAGTCCGACGTTGCGCCCATGCGGGTCTTCACAACGGCCATCTGGCGCTTCAGGAACCCCCGGAGGACTTCCTGGTACGCCTTCGGGGCGGAGTCTTGCGGGGACGCCTGACCGCCCACCAGGACGTTCAGGGGGACGATCAGCTCGTCCGCCCCTTCGATAGCCGGCAGGTTCGACAGCGCGCGGGCTTCGGACCGAAGCATGTACGGGGCCCCAACCGAAGCCTGGAGGGCCTGAGCCTGCTCCTCGAAGTTCCCCTGAAGCTTCTCCGCGATGTTGAACTCGACGTACAGGCCGTCACGCGGGTCCAGTTTCGGGACAAGAAAGGTGTTGATGCGGTCCTCGATCATAGCGATCACCGGGCCGAGGGTGTCGCCGTACAGCATCTTGCGGAACTCGCGGACGTTGCTGTAGTTCGCGTTGTCCAGGACCCCGATCATTGTCGGGTTCACGTGGTATACGGACGCGACGGTGGTGAGGGCGAGCTTCGCGGCCTCCACGAACTGCTGCTCGTGGGCGTTGAAGTCGAGCTTGTTGATGGTCATGCCGTCCTCGAGGATCGGCGTACCACCCACCGCGGGGCCGTCTCCAGTGTACTTCGAGTTCCAGTCCGCACGGAACGACTCCCGCGCCTCAGGTGACCACACCGCACCCTGGGGGCGGGTGATCACCGCAGACACCTTCCCTCCGCGCTGCCACACACCCTGGCGGTACTTCACCGCCATCATCTGCTCAGCAAGGATCGCCTTCAACGCAGCGACGGGGGAGGACCCGTAGCGCGGGTCGGTCGGGTTCCAGCCATGGAAGTCGATCACCGACTCGGCCGGCAGATCGACCCACGAGGCTCCACCGTTGGCCTGGACCCGGTAGGTCTTGTAACTGAACGCATCACCACCCTGAGGGGTCACCCAGTCTGGCGGAAGCCTGTAGATCGACCAGCCGGACTCGGCGTCCGCGTCCAGACGGAAGTGCCAGTAGCCGACGTCGTACAGTGCTAGGTCAGCTACCAGGCCGTAGACGAGTTCGAAGCTGGTCGTGTTCGCGTTCGGCCGACGCAGCGTTGCGGCGACAGCGCCGTCGCGGATGCGTTGCCGGTCCGTCTCGCCTGCGCGTTGGAACGTGTGCAGCCCCAGTTGGGCGATGTTGCGGGCCATAAACGTGACCACGGTCCGCAGATGCGGCTGGGTGCGCCACACCTCCGCCGGGTGCATGCCGAGCACCTCGTCATGCATCTGCCCGTAGGAGACGACGATCTCCTGGCCCTGGAACGTCGGCCGTGTGCCACGCAGGCGGCGCAGGGCGTCAGACAGGCCCATCAGATCACCTCGACCCCTGCTCGTGACTCGTAAGCGGACACCGGAACCGGCTCAGACGTGGACCAGGCCGCCAAAGTGGCAGCCTCAAGAGTTGAGATGTCGGACGTGGACACCTTCCGGCCCCACGCCCAACGGTCACCGACCATGCGCTTCACTGCGCCAGCGACAGCCTGGTCGAGTTCGGGGTAGGCGGCATGCTGCACCTTCCGCTCCCGCACCAGATCCAGGAGAGTCGCGCAGGCATCGAGAACCTCGCGGGTGTCGACCACCCGGAGGCGTACGCCGGCGCGCTCAAGTTGGGGGATCAGGACCGAGGCGGGGCCGCGGCCGTCGATCACCACCGGGCAGCGGTGCTGCCGCTGCAAAGCGGCCACGCGGTCGGGTAGCCACGCCGTGCCGGGCGCATGGTGGAGCGGCTTCAGGTGCGTGACGTCGCCCTCGCGGGCTGCGGCAGTGATCGCCCCGTGCAGCATGTCCATCGTCGCGGCGATCCCCAAGGCGCCCAGCGGGACCCCTTGCGGAGGGTCGCCTGCGCAGGCCTCCCATTTGCCGGGACCGAACGCCGCATCGGCACTGCCAGGCTCATCCCACCACCCGAGGAATTCTCGAATGAACTCCTCCGGAGGCATCTCGTCGCGGAAGTCCTTCAGGCGCTCCTCGGTGATGCGACGCCCGAATGCAGGATTTGCCTTGGCCAATAGGTCTAGCCTGTCCGCCACGCATCCGACGACGCCTAGTTCGTGGCTACACGAGGGGTCTTCGCAGTCCGCAGGAGGAGCACACCACTCGAAGTACGCTGATCGAGGATGCCCCCCGGCGCGTCCACGGTCGCGGATCCTCCGCAGGACACTCGACGTCACAAAGCCGGCCGAGGATCCGTACCGGACCTGGGCGCTCTTGCGGGTGGCGAGGATCGGCAGCAACGCTCCAGTATCCGCGGGCTGCAGGAACAGCGCCTCATCCCAGGTGATCTTGTCACCCGTCTTGCCTCGACCGCCACCCTTGGATCTGGCCGCGAACTCGATCCGTTCGCCGGTGATGAGTTCGATCGCCTCTTTGCCGTTGCCCTTCGTGATGGCCTTCACGCGCTTACTAAAGTCATGGTTGCCCTCGATCAGCTGCACCATGTGCGTGAACGTCTTCTGGGCCGTGTCGAACAGGTGAGCAGTCCAGGTGTGGACCGGCTCGCCCAGTACGAACACATCCGTGAGGGCGGCGATCTCGAGCGTCGCAGTTTTGAGATTTTGCCTCGGCGCCACCACGGCCACAGAAAAGCAGGCAGGAGAACCGGGGTCATTTTCGGCGAAGATCGCATCCAGGATCATCCGCTGCTCAGAGTCCATCGTCATCCCGAGTTGCTCGCCAACATCGGCGGCCAAATCCCCGTACGACTCCCGGTATTCCGGCACCCAGGACCACGCAGGCTCACGCACTACGAGCCCTGCGCGCCGCGAGGTCATCCCGAGCCCGATCCAGCGGCGTCAGTTCCGCCTGCACATCGGCCGTAGCTGACGAGAGAGTCGCCTCGAGCTGCTTCGCCAGCGCTGCCAAACCAGCCCCGGGGTCTCGCCCGTAGTCGATCCGGCGAGCCAGCGCCAAGGCCGCCTGGCCGAGAGGGGTATCGGTACGGTCGGCGGTCTGCAACTGCGTCAACGTCGCCGACTCCACCGGACCAGGACCTGAATCGCCAGCGGGGACCACTGAAACAACCGGCGGCGGCGTAACGGCATCCGTTACCGGCTCCTGGTGGACTGCGATAGCGCCGCGGGACTTCGCGACCCGGCAACGGGCCGAGCAGGTCTTCGACGTGGACCTCTTGGCCTCGTAGATCTCACCACACACATCACAAGGGCGCTGCATAGCCGCCTCCCGACCGGGAAGATGTCACTCAGGGTGAGTTTCGTAAGAC